CTCTGCCGGTAAGTTCACGATACTCATCGATACTGATTGCGCCCTGCTTTAATTCTTCAAGGTGAAACTTCGACCTTTCCCTGTCGTCGCGACTTAAAATAGCAACAGATGAAAGGTCGTAAGAAAACCACGTACTTAAGTCGTCATCCAGAATGTCAAATGCCCGCTCAAGAAGAGTGAGGTGAGGAAGCATTGTTTCTCTCCAAAAAACTTCTAGTTCAACATCGGCGTTTGCAAAACTTCTTCCGGAAGCGTTTCCTATAACGGACTCAGGTACGCCAAACGAAAGAAGAATTTCTTCTTTGTTTTGCATTCTTGCTTCCGTGTACTGTGCATCGCGCTGATTGACTGCTGTGTCAATAAAACTTGCATCTTCTGCCGATAAAACAGTGATACGACCTGCACCACCAATATTCGAACCAGTTGTGCCTCTAAATCGACGAGCAATTTCTTCGCTTTGCTCTTCTTCCATGTCTCCTTTAATAATCAGCATTCCGCCTGGTCTGCCGTCATTGATTACAAAATTTCTGTTGTAAACTCGAGAGTAGTAGTCAAACTCAATTGCTAAACCAGCAGACTCAAGAGGGGTCTGTCCTTTATATGGGTCAATGGGGTGCGGCACACGAATCCACATCATGTTTTGCGGCTCAACAACCTTTTTGGGCGTATTCGGGTATTCAACAGAATATCCAGAAACAAATTTTTCTGCGTCCGGGATTGGAAATACGTATTGCGGTTGATGTAAAAATAGGGAAGTGACGTCTCCGAGTCTATTGCGCGTTATCTCTACATATGCTCCTTTTTTGGAAAGAAGAACTTGCGAAGAAAGCATGAATCTAAAAGTAAAAGCATCAGTATTTTGATTAGGTCTACGATTCAGTAAATCTAAAATTGGAGCATCCCACTTCAGTTCGCCAATCCGCCAATCACCAATTCTTTGTCCGATTGGCAATGATGCCGCATTTGCAGCGATTGCGTAAACCGACTTGTAGACCCATACAACTCTGTCGAGGGCTTGATTAATTCCTCTTTCTACATCCCAACCATCTTTGTACGGCTCTCCGGGACGGCTATAACTAGTTGTTGCATATCGTTTTTTTTCGTCGATGCCCGTAAATCCATTTGCGGTCGCCCTTGTAAAAGTTTTATAAAATGCCATTTTTATTCACCAGTCTCATAGCCGAGTAAAATTGCGAACGCAACGGAAAGAGCGCCAACAGCAAAATAGCCAAGCGCTGAACTTACCAAAAATCCAGAAGTTGCTACGCATGCTCCGCCAGCAGATAATGCCGCAAGAGAAACTCTCTCTCTTCGAGTTGACACCAAAAATTTACTTATAAAATAAGTACTTACGGCGAGTAAGGCGGCAAGAACTCCTCCTAAAACCATATTTATTCCTTTACAACGCAGAGAGTGATAAGTCGGCCATATTTACAAAACTACCCCAATGATAGTGCCGACACCGATAAAGGTGTTCGCACCACCATTGGGGAGTGATGAATGGTTAAAAGGCTTCTTCTTCCCAGCCACTAGTGTTTTTAGAGGCTTGCTTTTGTTGCTGCGCCTGCACACCGGTTTTATTAATGCCGGTAACTTGCGCCTTACGTAAAGACACGCCAATATCGTCGGCTACCAAAACAACTTTGGATTGTTTTTGGCCTTCTTTATTTTCCCAAGTTTGTTGCTCTAGGCGCCCGGAAATTAAGACCCGCGAACCCTTAGAAAGACTGGCCGCAACATTCTCGGCCAATTCACCCCAAGCATTTACGTCGAAAAAAGAGGCTTCTTCTTCCCACTCATCTTGCTTATTCTTCCAACGCCGATTGACTGCAACGCCAACCTTGAGGACACTGCTCCCCGTTTTTGTGGTTTTAATCTCGGGCTCTGCAGTGAGATTCCCGACCACCGTTACTTGTGCTGTCATATATTCTCCTATGTACCTGATGTTTATTGCTGAATGGCATCTAGGTCAAGCATGAACCAATCATTTAGCCACATAATTGCAATCACGGAGTATCCGCAAATGTCAAGCCATGTGTCATTGAGTGGTTCAAACAAGACAGGACCATCGTGCTTTTGAATGTTTTTCAGTCTCTCTAACTTGTCATTTAGACGAATTACGAGTCCTGGCATCCCAAAGCGTGAGATGTTGCCGTGTCCATACATGCGCTGTTTACCAATAACGGTTCTCAGAACATGCATTCCCGCCTCTTCGACGGAAACCTTTGTTTCGTTTGCGTATCCAATAAGTCCGCTCCATGCAATCGCTGTCCACATGGAGTCAAGACTTTGTTCGTCTTGAGGTACCTCAGATTCAAAAACATCATCAATAAGTTTTTCAAAAGTTTTAAGAATAAAATCTTGTCGTTCTTCAGTTGAATTAACCCCAGTCTCAACAAAAGAATTTGCGTTTAATATCATTTCTGAAACAACAATTTCTGATGCTTCATTCCATGTATTTGGGGTGGTTTTTGTAACTATCATTACTGCCTTTCGTAACTTGTTGATGCCAGCATTGCTGTTTTAGATTGTCTTAATTCCCATTCAAAAGTTCTGCGTAAAGCCAAGAACGTTTCAAATATGTCGTCATCAATTCTAAGTGGGAAAAACCCCCACTTGTCGGGCCTCAGCCACAATGCTGCTCCACTTTGAATTTTTGGAATTTGTAGTTCCGTGTCTCCGTCAAACATTACGTCTGCTCTTGCGTAGGCGGCAAGTTGAAGTGCGACTTTTGCGCTAATTCCTGAACGGGTTGTCTTAAAGTCGACAATCGTTACCTTATTTCTGATGCGCGCAATTGCGTCAAACGAACCTGCGTACAAGTGCGTAATTGAAAAAACAGACTTCTCAACATGTAGCCATTCGGGCTCATACTCAACACAGAATTTGTCAAAGTGTTCTATGTATGGCTGGAGTTCTTGGTCATACTCTGCTGACGGGTCGGCAATTCTTTGCTCAATCGCTTCGTGGACCTTGGTTCCCATATCCGCCGCAATTGCAAGTTCTCGCTCTGGTGCGGCTTTAAGCCAAAGTTTTGCTTTTTCTTGCTTGTTTGCAAGAATCAACTCATTGACATATTGAATGTTTTCTACGGCCGCATTTGCTGTAATTTTGCTATTCCATGTTCTAAGGAATGGTGCGGGAAGCATGTCAATTATTGATGTCACCGATGGCGCCGACAAATTATTAATATTTGGGTGTTTGTAGTGGCGATATCCGTTGACCTTAAGAGTCTGAATTTTTGGGTTTGTCATTGGTTTTTATGTGCCTGTTCCTCGAGATACTTTTTATAGTCATCCCAATTGTCCGTGTGCCTGTATGTTGCTTCAATAACTGTATCAGGACTTTGCCTTTCGTACAACTCCAACCCCATACCCAAAACAAGATATTTGGGGCTAGGGGAAACAATGCCGAATTGCTTGCCGTCGTAACTGCCTCCGATTAGGTTTACTTCGCATTTAAACTCAGACTTATTCTTCTTTGTCACTTACTATTGACCGCTTTTAGTATGTCCTGAAACTTTAATTTGAGGTCTTTGACTTTTTCTGAATATTCGCTTACAAATTCCCTGTCAAGAATAATTGAATCCGTGTCTTCTTCCATCGTCATCATCTCTTTCATCACCTCAAGAGACTCAATATTGACCCAAATTTCTTTAATATATATATTTAATTGCTTAGCAAATTCATCAACCTGCTCGCGTTTGATGTTTGCTGTAGGTCGCTGAACCGTAATTGCTCCATCCCTGCCGCCTAGTTGGCTGCCAAAAACTTGAAATGATTCATTAGAGTTTCCCAGATTTATTCCGGCAATTTTAGACATTGCTTCTCCTATTGGTCGTATTTTTCATTATACATCATATCCATGACTTGCCCAGGCTCAATAAGAAAACCTTTTGCTGGGTTGTCGCTATTCTTTGCAAATGTAACCTTTGTTTTATCGTTGAATGTTTCGCGATTTGACCTTAGGTAATTTTTCAGTCTTTGAACGGAAACGACAATCATTGATTGCTCAATGGCGTAAATGTAAATCCACCATTGCGCTGTGGTCACGTTAATGCCGCTCAATTTCCAAATCCGAACGCCCTTTTCATCGACAGCGTTTTGTGGGTTTTGATTTGTTTCAACCACCATCCTCCCGTTTCTATAGCGGTCGGTTTTTATTTCGGCAGAACCCTGTATGACCGAATGATAAAATTGCTTAATAAAATCTTCGCCCAAATGACCAAAAGCGAGGTCAGACGCAAAGTCGAATGACTTTTTATCAATGTCAAATTCTTTTTTATAGACCATCAGATTTGATTTTGTAATTATGTTGAGTTTCTAAAAATTTTTCTATATCGACGCTAATACGTGGTTTTATTTCACCTTGCGTAATAACTATACATGAAGCGAAGTCGTCAGCAAGTTCTTTCCATTGGTCAATTTCCGTAATTGCCATTTCTAAAAGACTTGATGGCACATCCACATTACCACTTAATTTAATTTTATCTTTAAAATCTAAAATTGTTTTAATTGCGTGGTCGGAATTCATACAGTCATCATAGCCGCAGAAACACAAATTAGACGATTTATTCTAATAGTCTGCGCTAACCTACACGACTTAACTATATGGAAGGCACTTTATGACACTGTTAGACCAATCTTTTGTAGATTCCTATTCCCTAAAAAAAGCACCGTGGGGCTTTAACGGAATGGGAGAAATTGTTTTTCTCCGCACATATAGTCGCAAAAAAGAAAGTGGCAAAAATGAAACTTGGACTGAAACTCTTCAGCGTGTTGTTAATGGTGCTCATGAAATTGGAGTTGATTACACAAAAAAAGAAGCAGAAGCGCTTTTTGACCACATGTTCAATTTGCGCTGTGCATTCTCCGGTAGAGCACTTTGGCAACTTGGCACGCCGCTCGTTCAGAAATTCAATGGGTCGTCGCTAAATAATTGCTACTTTACCAACATTGAAAAAGTTGAAGATTTTGAACTTTTATTTGAGTATTTGATGCTTGGCGGCGGGGTTGGTTTCTCTGTTGAGCGTTCAAAAATTCACGACCTTCCAAAAGTTAAACCGGGAGTCGTTATTGCACAAGAAAGAAGCAACGATGCTGACATCATTGTTCCGGACTCGCGTCACGGCTGGAAGCGCCTTCTTCATGCAGTCTTAAAGTCCTACTTTGAAACCGGGAAATCATTTTCGTATTCAACGATTCTTATCCGCGAATACGGCGCACCCCTTAAAACTTTTGGCGGGACCGCTTCTGGCCCTGGAGCGCTAATCGATGGAATTGCAGATATCTGTAAAGTATTGAGTGGCCGAGAAGGCAAAAAACTTCGGTCAATTGATGTCCTTGATATCTGTAACATCATTGGTCGGATTGTCGTATCTGGCTCTTCTCGTCGCTCTGCTCAGATTGCAATGGGCGACCCCGATGACGTTCTTTTTCTTCGCGCAAAAAACTGGTCAACCGGCACTGTTCCAGCGTGGCGAGCAAATAGCAATAATAGTATTTACGCAGACTCCTACGAAGAGATTATGCCCGAACTCTGGAAGGGTTATGACGGCTCTGGTGAACCGTACGGTCTTTTGAATCGTAGGTTGGCGCGCTCAGTTGGTCGTCTTGGGGAAAAGAATCCAGACCCTTCAATTGAAGGGTTTAATCCATGTGCAGAAATTGCTCTTGCTGATGGTGAATCATGCAACCTGGCAACCATCTATCTTCCAAATATTGAAAGCCTAAAGCAATTGAAAGAAATTTCAATTCTTCTTTACAAAGTACAAAAACAAATTACTCGCTTGGCGTACCCCTATGAAAAAACAACCAACATTGTAAGAAAGAACGCACGATTAGGTCAAAATATCACCGGAGTTTTGCAAGCCAAAGCCGAAAAAATTGAGTGGCTTGATGAGGCGTACAAAAACCTTTCTGCTTTTGACAAACAATATTCAAAAGAAAAAGGTTGGCCGACATCAATCCGATTGACTACAGTTCAGCCTTCGGGAACATTGTCTCTACTCCCTGGTGTGACTCCAGGAATCCATCCCGCTTTTGCTCAGTACTACGTGCGCCGAGTACGGTTTGGTTCGGCCGACCCGTTGGTTGATGCTTGCAGGAAGCGTGGATACAAGGTGCAGTGGGATATCGGCCTTGATGGCAGAGAAGACCATACGCGCTACGTGGTTGATTTTCCATGCATGTCTCCAGAAGATTCGGTGCTCGCAACGTCTATGACTGCCGTAGAGCAATTGGAATGGGTTAAAAAAATGCAAACAATCTGGGCCGATAATGCGGTGTCCGTGACTGTTTATTATCGCAAAGAAGAGTTATCGCTAATTAAAGATTGGCTTGCCAAAAACTATGACAACGGTGTTAAGTCGGTGTCGTTTTTGCTTTATAGTGACCACAACTTCCCGCTTCCTCCATACGAAGAAGTTAGTAAAGAAGAGTATGAAAAGTTACTTGCAAAAATTGACTTCTCAATACCTCTTCAGGGCGAAGCGTTTGACGCAGACCTGGACCTAGATAACTGCTCTACTGGGGCTTGTCCAGTCAAGTAGTTATGGTCGCCCTGGGGAATACCGTTGAGGAATCCACATCAGTTGATTGCCGGTATTCACGCAAACATAAGGCACATTAAAAAACCTTGTTCTTTCGGCTGGCTTAAAACAAGTCAAATCAATTTGAACTGTCGTAGGACTTGACGGAACGAAAGTTGTCGTTGTGCTTACTGGCTGAGGGGCAAGAGTTGTTGTTGTTACAATTACCGGCTGAGGAGCAATGGTCGTAGTTGTCGTTTCGATAACTGGCGTCGGGACAGTAGTTGTTGACGGTAATGAGTTGTTGGTGCCGAAAAAAGAATAAGCGAGAAGATTTGGACTATTTAATCCAATGTTAAATACTGCATCTCTTGTTGCGTTATCTTTTAATTTTTGTTCAACCTGTGACTGCGTCAAAGATGGATTATCTTCCAGCATAAGTGCAACTATCCCGCTAACGATTGGCGCAGCATTTGATGTGCCACTGCTTGACCTGTATGTATCTGGTGCACCAATCCAGCCACCAACGAGGTCCGAACCTGGAGCAAAAATGTCTACGCATGCTCCATAATTTGAATAAGATGCTCGAAGTTCGGCCCTATCTGTTCCTCCAACAGAAATAACACTCAACTCAGACGCTGGCGAATACAAACATGCGTCTCTATTTTGATTACCTGCTGCCGCCACAACAATTAAACCATCAGCAATAAGTTTTTGCACGGCTTCGTTAAACGCAACTGACTTTGACATTCCGACACTCATATTCACAACTGCTGGAACTCCATCTTCGTGATGCTCAACAATCCAGTCAATTGCAGTAAAAAGTGTAACGCTAGATGAATTACTATTAGAACAATTAAGGACTCTCACTGGAACTAGTTGAACATTTTTTGCCACTCCATAAATGCTTCCGCCGATAAGACTTGCACTGTGAGTGCCATGACCAGTGCAATCTTCTGTGCCGTACCCATCATTGATTACACTAAATCCAGGTTTTACTCTTCCTGGGAATTCATTGTGAGATGAATTAATTCCCGAGTCAAAAACGTAAACTGTTACTCCAGAGCCGGTTAATGAATAGTTGTAAGTATCGTTCAGGTCTGCTTCACGTTGGTCAATTCTGTCTAGCCCCCATGCCGGGCGCCAACCATTGTCGTTTTGTAATGGCTGAGAGACAAAAGAAGTTGTCGCAACAAAAATCGAGAGTATAAATTTTAACATTTTAAATTTCCTTTTATTAGGTTGACTTCAGTCTATTGATTGCAAGCATTCATTACAACCGTAAATATATTTAGTTTAATTGTTAAAGGCCCTGCATGTATTTAATCGCTCTAGAAATGCCTTCTTCTAGACTAATTTTTGGTTTATAAAAAGAAAGCATCTTTGACGGGTTGCAAACTCTGTATTCAACACCTTCGGGGGCCTCAATTTTGCGCTCAAAAGAAGGGGAGTACCCGCACTGTTTTGCAACTATTTCCGCAAGTTGATTAAACGATGTCGCCCTTCCAACTCCAAGATTGACTGGACCAAGGACATCTTGTTTTACTGCTTCCAGTGTCGCTTCAACGACATCTTCCATATGTATGAAATCGCGAGTCTGATTTCCTGTTCCCCAAATAATAAACGGGTCTGCTTTTTCTACGCCTCGTTTAATAAATGACGGGAATGGATAATCCAAAGATTGGTCTTCGCCATATCCAGAAAATGGCCTAAATATGTGAACTCGCAAGCCTTCTTTTTCGGCATAACTTGCCAGCATTTCTCCAGTGAGTTTTGCCCATCCGTATGTGTAGTCGGGCGACTTAATGTTTGATAAATCTATGTGTTGCTCGGAGAGTCTTATCTTGTCTTTGAGTTTTTGATATTCGATTGGATAGGCAGCGGAAGAAGAGTAATAAATAATTCTGCCTGGCTTTGTTCTAAGAGCCCATTGAAACAATTCAGAATCAATTGCAAGGTCTACTGCAACCGAAAGCGGTGCTCCTTCAATCGTTGCTCGTCCGCCAACTATTGCTGCCAAATGAACTACAAGGTCAAAATACGTGTTGTCATTTGCAAAAAAATATCTAGCGTCTTGCCACATAGACGGTCCGTTTTTAATGTCAACGCCAACAATTTCGTGGCCATCTAATGCTTTCCTAAAATAACCACCGACAAACCCGGCGTCGCCGGTAATCAAAATTTTCACCTACATCCCCAAATGCCATATTTATATGGCTCGCCAAACACTGTTGTATCCAAATATAAAAAAATGTTTGGTGTCCATTCTGATTGACTAAGCAAGTCTTCTACGCCATGCCTATCCCATGACCAATAATGTTCGTTATTGGTATCTTCCCAGTTTTCTATCGGGGTGGAAAGAACTAAGTATTTAGATTTATCTCGGATAAGTTTTAAAGTCTGCAATGGGTCTTCTACATGCTCAAGAGATTCTGAGCACACGTAAACATCAACCTTTGGAATGTTCATAATTGTTTTGTCAATCGGCCCAACTAAATCATATGTTGGCGCATAGTCACCAAGAAACATGTTTTGAATTCCCATAGATTTAACTATGTCTGCATTGCCGCAACTTAGGTCCGCAATACTTTTAGCATTTGTCATTGCGATTGCATCGCGAACAATATTCTTTGTGACTTCGACCCTCACGTGATGCCCACGACCATAAATTCTATGGTCGTGCGGTTTTGCGTAAATTTTAGCCAGCGTTTCATCATTGTGAAATTCGCGCAATTGCTTAATCATCTATATACCGTCATGTTGTGGCCTCGTGTTTCAATTGCCCCGACTGATTCAGGAAAATGCTTAGCGATGCAGTCATGGCGCACATATGTTGGTATATCAAGGTAATGAAGAGCGTCGTGGTGGTAGCACGGGTCATCTGACATATTATTGTCGAGGTCCCAGCGCCATCTGATTGAAGAAAACACACGTCTATCCATAAATATTGCTGCCGCCGATGCCATTGCTTCTTCTACGGGAAATGGATACTTGTCAATTTTTTTGCCTCGCAGATTATAGGTACGGATGTAGGGCGCACAAAGTGGATGATTCATCTCCAGCATTCTTGGCATTACATCGTCTGGGGGCATGCAGTCTGCGGCCATAAAAAGCATATGGGTGCATTCAGGGGTGGACATGGCAAAATCATTACATAAGTTTTGTCCGACAACAATATGTCTAAGCCTATTTTTTGTTGTCACTTGAGTTCTTCCATCGTCGAGCGAGTATGTCCAAAAGCCGCCGTCGATTTCGGTGAGTCTGTCTAAAAAGGGTTTGAATGGTTCTAGTCCACGGGAGTCCACTTGTATTGCTGCAAAATACTGAATTTTTGCCCAGTCTCCAAACCTCGCGTACTCCTCTTTTACTTTTTCGGCATTTTTCATCCACGAACTCCAATGGTCGGGATTATCCATCACGTAGGCATGAAGTGTCGTGGCTACGACTATCATTGAGATTTCCTTTCTTGCGGTAAAAAAAATTATTCAACTTCGATGAATATGCATTCTCCTGGACAGTCTTCTGCCGCGGTAACGACATCGTCTAAAAGATTATCAGGAATTGACGCTGTACCTTGACCCATTTGCAATTTCGGGGAATCGCCTTTTCCATCTGGGCCAAATAGGTTTGGCCATGTTGCTTCCTTCACATATGCCAAACCATCATTGTGCATAGCAAAAACATCTGATGCTATTTCTGCGCAGAGTCCGTCACCCGTGCACAAGTCTTGGTCAATCCAAACGCGCATGTCTCATATTACCATTCACTCTAGTGACCTAATGCGTTGGGTAGCCCAAGGCATGACATAAAAAACCACCCCACCCACTATGGGTGAGGTGGTTTTTTTATTAAAAGGTTTACTTAGTCTTGAGTAACAGTAAAAGCAACTGTCATGTTTGAACCAGCAGTTCCTGAACCAACTGCCGATACGTCAAGGCTAACAAGGTCGCCACCGTCAAAATCACAGTTGGCTTCTGTAAGTGTTCCTTCGTCTGAAGTTCCTGCTGCCGCAATTGAGAATGCTGCTGCAACATCAGAGCCGACTTTAAGGTCTGCAGTAAGTGCTGAACCCACAGGTGCTGTGGTTACGGCAACATAAGCGCCAGTGATTTTGCCAGAAAATGGCATTGCCATTGTGACGATACTCGAGGTTGATAGTCCGCCTGGAATCGTTAATGTAATAG